ACCTCAATTACAACATTGTGGCGAACGACTTGGAATATCGCACTAAGGATGAAAGGAAACTAAAAATAAGATATACCTACATAGATAAGAACAACAAAAAGAAAACTGTAGAGGAGGGTGATCCCGATGGTGAGCTAAGAACCTTTCACACCTCTGTGGTAAGTGATGAGGCTAAATTACGGGCTATGGCACGGGCAGAAATGGAAAAACTAAAGTATGATGGCTTTGACGGCTCTATAACGAGCTTCTTAGTCCCTTTTGCTACACGTGGTATGCAGGCACATATTATTGATAAAGAACTGAAAGAGATAGATGAGCGGTACTTCATTAAGAAGGTAGAAACTACCTTTGGGCGTAATGGAGCACGCCGACAAATAACCATAGGAGCACGATTATGAGCATAGATAGAGAATTAGCCGAGGGACTTCGGCAGATAGGCAAGCGAAAAACACCTACTATAGCCGTAGAGGTGCTATCGGTAGACAAAGGAAATGGCACGTGTGTGGTGAAAGACGATGAGCTACAATATACGGTACGACTCGCTTCGGTGATTAACGATAATGTTGAGCGGTTTTACCTGTTCCCAAAGGTAGGAAGTAGTGTGCTGATTGCTTCGATTGGGGAAGACGAAAACCGCTATTATGTAGTCGCTTATAGCGAGATTGAGAGTGTGAGCCTACGGATAGAAGACACTCAGCTTACCATAGACAAAGCGGGGGTACATCTGCAACGCGGGGAAGTAGATTTTAAAAGCCTTTTAAACGAGCTTTTAAACGAGCTTAAAACGGCAGTGATACAAACTCCTGCAGGAGTTGGCAACTTTTCGCCTAACAATGTGGCGAAGTTTGATGAGATTAATAACAAGATAAATGAATTACTACAATAAAATATGGCACGACTGACAGCTGTAGAGGCAGATTATAAGAAATCACAGGCTAAGGAACTTTTCACCAAAGGCTTTAGTATTGCCAATATATCGGAAATGATAGGCATAGGTGTAAAGACACTTGGCAAATGGCGAGAGGAGGGCAAATGGGACGATGAGAAAGAGCTACAAACCCTTAAACCCTCGAATATTCGCAAGCTTACCCTCAAGTGTGCGCAAGCTATTGAGCGAGGCGAACCCTTGCCCTATAAGGCGGATGATATCACTAAAATTGTTGCCGCTTTTGACCGTATTACCGACCATAACAAAATTGCGGTATACACTATGGAAAGCCTCGATGGCTTCTCTAACTTTATCTTAGAGAAAGCAGGGCAAAGCACGGGCAAAAAGCGTGAAACCTATATGGAAGTTATCAAAACCATACGTCCTTATTTTGATATGTATATAACCGAATTATTACAACGAGGCGATGACTAAAACAGAACTCAAAGAAGCCAAAGAACGCTATTTTGCGAAGTCAAAAATGATACGGGAACTTACCTATGAAGCTATCCAAAAGGAGACAGCAGACGAACAAGAGGCACGTATCAAGCGACTTTTAAAGCCCGAAAACTATGGTGAGTTTTTCGATTACTATTTTGGCTTAGACAGTGGTTTGCCCTTGGGCGATGCCAAGACACCTAAATTTCACATTGACGACTATATTCGTTTGTACAAGGACCCGTTTATACGCCAATTCAGAAAGAAGTTTAGGGGTGCAGGTAAGTCCATACAGTCGAACGTGGGCAATATATGCCACCTCAAGCAGAATAACCTTACCTTCTTTCCTATCCTCATAGGGGCAAACGAGGGTTTGGCTAAAATACTGCTCTCAGACTTGCAAGCACACTTAGAGAACAATCAGAAGTTTATCAAGGACTTTGGCTTGCAACTTTCTTATGGCGATTGGTCGGATGGTGATTTTCAAACCACAGACGGCAAGCACTTTAAGGCGTTGGGACTTAACCAACCTTTCAGAGGGTTACGTTTTGGTATGTATCGCCCCGACTTGGCTATTTTAGACGATATAGAGGACTTGGATAGAGCCAAACGCCCCGATATGATAGAGAAGTATGGCAAGAAGATAACGGGCGACTTGGTGAAAGCCTTTCACCGAAAACGGGGCAGGCTCATCATCAATAACAACTATATCGTCAAAGACGGCATATTGGATTACCTATACGACAAGTGGAAAGATAGCCCACACCTGCACGACTCGGTTACCAATTTGGCTACTGCCAACATCACCCGCGAGAACTATATGGACGTGGAATGGGAACCCTCGTGGAAAGAGCGAGATACTAAAGAGGATATTATTCGTATCTTAATGAATGATGACTACTATACCTCACAGCGTGAGGACTTCAACAACCCTATTGAAGAGGGCAAACTCTTTAAGGCGAAAGATATTGCCTTGGTACGCATAGCAGACAACGAGGCGTGGGACGGCTTGATTGACCATTGGGACTTATCCTACACCGCTACAGGCGACTATAAAGCGGGGGTACTCATTGGTATCAAAGGTATTAAGCTGTACGTGTTAGAAGTCTTCTGTCAAAGGTGTGAACTTAATGTAGCTATGGAAGTACGTGCCCAGTGGGTGAAAAAATACATTAAAAAAGGCTATAACACTATGGGCTTCTTTGATGCTACTATGGCACAGAAAGCGGTCTATACGCCTATTATTATGCAGAGTGCCGAGGACAACGCTTGCCCTAATATCCCTATTGGTTTGCACCAGGAGGGCGACAAGCACAATCGCATTTCGGCGGGTATTACCAATGCGCTCTTTCGCAAAATATTGTACTGGGACGAGACGCTGCCCAAGCGTTCAGAACGTGACTACAACGCTTTTATTAAGCAGCTGCTTTCCTTTGAAAAAGGTACTACCTCACACGATGACGCCCCAGACACATTAGAGCGTGCCATTACCCTTGCCCAACAGTATTTTGGCTATTCCGAAAACCCCTTACAGAGCGGGCGACCCCTTATTACTAAACACAAACGTAGAACTATATGAGTACTCCGAGAAAAGAACTATTTGTAAAAGTAAAACAAGCCCTTGCTACCATTGAAGGCATTGAGCTGATAGACCTACAACGCGGTCAGTTTGATAACCCTGAAAATGGCTATCCCGAAATATGGACAGCTTGCCTTATACAGGTAATGCCCATCACATACGAGACGATGACCCAACACGTACAAGAGGGCGAGTGTGAGTTTCATATAGACTTCTATTGCAAAGACGGATGGACAGACCAACACTTAGGCACTGCTGACTCCGAAGAGGGACTTATGGAACTGGATATTTTAGACAAAATCACCGATACGATACAATTCCTGCAAGGCGAGCAGTTCAAACCCGTACAGCAGGTGCGAGAGGAGGAATTACGCCTAAGTGATGATGGCATTATGAGCTATCGCATTACCTTCACCACTCGCATTTATAGGCAAACCCCCTACCCTTACGAACCTAAGAAACTCAAATTAAATATGATTTAAAATGTATTTAACCAAAGACGAACTCAAAACCGTAGCCACCAAAGAGGTAATAGACCTTATCACCCAAGGCGATGAGCAGATAGTAACCGAAATCATTGCCGAAAGCATAGACCTAATGGCTTCTTACCTCTATAAGTATTACGATACCGAAGCTATTTTTGCCAAAGAGGGTGACGAACGTAGCAAAATACTACTGAAGTACCTCAAAGATATTGTTATCCACGAAATCTATATAAGGCGCACCAAAACCCTCAACCAAGTGGCAAAGCTCCGCTATGACGAGGCTATGCTATGGCTTGAAAAAATAGCCAAAGGCGAAATAGAAGTCGCCCTACCCAAGCGCCTCAAAGATACCGATGGCGACGGCACCCCCGATACGCCTACCCCTTTTATGAAGCTTGGAGGGCGCAAAACCTATAAAAACCACTGGTGATTATGCCTAACAACAACTTACAAGAACTCCGCCGAAAACTCGAAGCCATTGCCCGTTTGGTAGCTAATGATGTCCCTATTGTCCTTAAAACAGAGGGGCTCAAGTTTATTCAAAAGAACTTCCAAGATGAAGGCTTTAACGATGGCGGACTACAAAAGTGGCAACCCCGCAAAACTACCGATACACGAGGGCGAGACCTTACTCGTTACCGTTCGGATAGGGTAGGCAAAAAGGGTACCCTTACCCCCTTTGGTAAGCGTAACCAAGGACGTGCTATCCTTACAGGATACAACTCAGGAGGCAACAAGCTGCGCAATTCATTTAGGGCACGTATGGAGAAAATGCAGGTTACCTTCTACACCCATAAGGAATACGCCCGTAGACATAATGAGGGGTTAGAGGGTATGCCTAAGCGACAATTTATAGGCGACTCCAAAACCTTATTCAACAATATCAAAAAGGAAATAGACCGTTTATTCAATCAACTACAATAATGGCAAAGCAACCCCATAAACAACGAATAGAAAAGAGTGTTACCCTTAGTGGTAATGCCCTTAATAAAAAGGTACATTTGGGCAAAAATACAGCTCAAAACATTCAGCAGGTAACCAATCTAATGGTGGACATCATCAAGCGCCAACGTAGGCTATGGCGTACCGAACTCAACCATTGGCACTCGGCACGTTATGCCCGTTATAGTGTGGACTACCCCCGTACTTACCCATTGGAGGAGGTATACCAGGATGTACTCCTCGACGGACACCTCACGGGTATCACCGAAAACCGTACTTTGCGAACTACCAATAAGGACTACATTATCGCTGTCGATGAGATTAAGGACGACACCCTAACCGAGTATATCAAGGACAAACAATGGTTTGAAGACTTGATCGAGTTCGCTCACCAAAGCATCTATCACGGGCATTCTCCTGTATGGATCAAAGAGGTAACCAAAGGCGAAATCAAAGCCGTAGAACTTATTGATAGAGGATTGGTAATCCCCGAAAAGCACGTACTTTTAAAAGACTACGATGCAACCACTGGCATAGACCTACGCGATGTGCAAGAGGTAGTATTAGTAGCACGATTCTACAAGCATTCGGGGTTGCTCGAAAAGGCTACCCCTTATGCTATCCTCAAGCGCCATTCGTGGGGCAGTTGGGACGAGTTCGAGGAGCTATTCGGTATTCCTATACGTATAGCTAAAATCGCTTCGCAAAGTGATAGCGTGAAAGAGGAAGTAGCTCAATGGTTAGAAGAGATGGGGTCGGCTTCGTATGGGGTATTTCCCATAGGCACTGAAGTAGATATTAAGGAGAACAGCAAAGCCGATGCCTTCCAAGTGTTTTACCGCAAGATTGAAGCCTTAGACAAAGAGCTCTCCAAGCTCGTACTTCACCAAACAATGACAACAGAAAACGGCAGCAGCAAGGCACAAGGAACGGTACACGAGAACACTTTGGAGGAGGTTGTCTATGCCGACGAAAAGAAGATGTTAGCTTTCCTCAATAACCAACTTTTGCCAGCTATGCGTGCCATTGGCTACTCTATACCCGACAATGCCAAAATAGCAGTAGAAAAAACTACAGACCCTAACAAGCAAATCACTATAGACGGCGTACTCTTAGGGCGTGGCTATATTCTTACCCAAGACTATATAGAGCGTACTTATGGGGTAGAAATAGAAAGTATGCCTACCTCTACCTTTGGAGGAAGTAGTGAGGGTGAGTCAAAAAAAGCCTAAGCCTACTCAAGTTACACTATCACACCCATTGTTGCCCCGAGCACGAGCCTATAAAGCTCAGCAAGGAAGACAACGACTTGAGTAGGCTCATAGAGGGTTACATACGTGAGGCTTTTGAAAAGCGCGATATTAGTGAAGCACAAAGCAAAGAACTATGGCAATACTACTACAAGCACCTAAATAAAGCCTTAGCAGAGGGCTACACCCCTACTATTGAGGAAACCAATACCGAACTCGTAACCTCACTAAAGCACAACCTTGCGCGCTTCTCTGCATTCAAAGAAACGAGCTTTAAACAGCAAATAGAAGCCTCTCTAACTAAAAATGGTAAGGTGCTTTCGTGGCAAGAGTTCAAGGCAGAGGCTAACAAACTGAATATAGAATACAATAGGCGTTGGTTACAAACCGAGTATAACCAAACAGTAGCCAATGCCTTATCGGCGCAAAAGTACGAGGAGTATATAGCCAATAAACGCATATATCCTAACCTTACCTATCACGCGGTACACGATGAGCGAACCCGCGAAACACACCGCGCCTGGGACGGACTCACATTACCCGTAGAACATTCCTTTTGGAAAACACACCTACCCCCTAATGATTGGGGTTGCCGTTGCTACGTAGAGCCTACTGCTGACCCCGTAACAGAAGGCGTACGTACAGAAGATATACCCATAAAAGAAGCCTTTGCTAATAACCCTGCTCTTTCAGGTGAGATATTTCCTATAATACCATACGCCAAAGGAATGAGCGAAAAAGCCGTTAAGGAAGTAGAAAAGCAGGTAGAAAAGCGTCTTAAAAAGGAGAAGGCTAAAGCTAAAAGAGCAGAGGAAACGTGGCAAACCATACCTACTGAAAAGGGTACGATAAGGGTAAGTTCATTGCACGGTAAGGATGAGAGAGCCGAAAATGTAGAAATAGCCTCTTACTTAGCTAATAAATATGGCTATGAAATAGACCTTATAGAAAAGTCTAACATACCAGGGGTGAAAAGTGCTGATACGTTTAATAAAACATTGGAGATAAAGCAGGAGTACAAAAGGTGTTTTACACCAACCACTGACGCTATTAGTAAGGCAATACGAAGTGCTAAAGATCAAGCAGACAATATTGTTTTAGATATAAAGTCAGATATAGATAGATTTGCGTTACAAAACGCTATTAATGAAAGAGTAAGGCGCTCCAAAAGTATAAAAACTGTTTGGGTAATTAAGGGTAATTTTGATAAGATGTATACAAGAGAAGAAATATTATCAAAAGACTTTCAAATTAAATGGGACTAACCTCATTATTTCATAAGGTTAGTCCCAAGTTCAGGGCGTGGAGTTTTCTTATGTAGCCTCCTCACCACTGCAAAAGTACAACTATTTTTTAAACTACCAAAA